ATAGGAGAATGCTACTCAAACTGTAACAAACAGTAATACTAATAATAATACTAATAATTCAACTAGCAATAATACTAGCACCAGCACTAGTTCTGTTAGCACCAATAATCAAAATGTCAATACTAATAACAACACTGCAACTAATACTAATAACAACACATCTACTTCTACTCAAAAAATAGAACAAGACATTAACTCACCGCCAGCTTCTGCTATTGCACCAAGCATTATGTCTTACTCGCAAGATCTCTGTACTACAGGAGTATCTGGTGCTTTTCAAGGCCAGCTTTTTGGATTATCAGGTGGTAAAGCGGTAAGAGACGAAAACTGTGAACGTTTAAAATTATCAAAATATTTGTATGACACTGGTATGAAAGTAGCTTCAGTAGCAATACTTTGTCAGGACTCTAGAGTATTTAAAGCCATGGAAATGGCTGGTACACCTTGTCCTTACCTAGGAAAAATAGGTGAAGAAGCCTCGGTTGCTTGGAGCAATAATAAAGTAGATCGACCTGATTACTTAGAACGCAAAGCAAAATACATGGCGAGCTGTAGCAAAACCAAAACAGTTAAAGGCATAAAGAAAAGTCGACGTACCTGTGAAAAAGAATTTAATAATTCTTAGTTGTCTAATTAGTAATTTTTCTTTTGCTAATTACATTTATGAAAACAATCAATCACTATTTGATTTAACTACCCAAAGCGGCGTTACCAGTTTAAATGCTGGCGACGACCAAGTATCTGCTGTTTTTAATTTAGATTTTACTTTTAATTTTTATGGCGAAGGGTTTACCTCAGCCCGTATGGCTACTAATGGTTGTTTGCATTTTAACTCTTCTGGCAGTTATTGTAATGACTACACACCAGATCCATTGCCTCAGTACGACAATACTTTATTTCCTTTTTGGACTGATTTAATTAGAGACAACAACTCTAAAATGTTAGCTAAAAATTTTTCTGATAAAGCTGTTTTTGGTTGGTATGACCTACGTGAGTTTAATCGTAGCGGTAGTGACAATAGTTTTGAAGTAGTGTTGTGGACTAATTCTACTTTTGATTATCGTTATGGCGAGCTAGATATAAATAGACACGATGTGTTAATTGGTGAACAAAAAGACGCAAGTAATTATTATCAATATTTGTTTTATGACGAATGTAGCACAGGCACTACCAACACTGGTGCTTGTGTTAATGTTGATTGGAACAATTCTATTATAAATTCTACCTTGGAAAGTGGTGGTTCACTTTACGGTACAGGTGAAGGCAATACTATTGATTGTTCTAACCCTTTAAATGATATGAGTTGTCCTGGCTATTGGGAAGCTTTTGACGACCAACAATGTGACTTAGACCCACAGTATGCACCTTTTTGTCCAGGCTATAGGTTTGAACAAGACATAGGTTATTTTGTTATGGAAGAAGAGTTTGATTATGGCTTTGTTGACGAACAAGAACTTATGGCTATGGGTACTTTTATAGAAGAACCAGAAATATTTTTTTACGAGGAGGAAATGTTTTTTGAACCAATGCGCTTAGAAGAATCATATTTTGAACCAGTATTTATAGAAGATCCTTTTCGTCAAGAAGAAATATATTTAAATCCACTACCAGACATATATGAATTACCAATTGAACTTATAGCTTTAACTCCTTTTGAACAACCTTTTGAATTAACTATGCGTTTAGAAGAAGAGTTTTTTCCAGAAGAATTTATTGAAGAAGAAATTTTTATAGAAGAGTTAGAAGAAATAATAGAAGAAAATTTTGAACCACAGTATGAAGAAGAAATAGAAGAAAGAATAGCTGAACTTGAGGAACCTGAAATAGAAGAAGTGGTAGAGATAGAGGTAGAAGCTGTAACAGTAGGCAAGATAGATGAAAAATCTGGTATTACTCAAACTCAATTAGATGTAGTAGCACAAACAGTCAGTGCTGCAGCTAATAGTGTTAGTGGCACTACCGCTGGTAACGATATGAATGCAATTGGTAGTAGTGGCTCTGGACAAACAAACACCAATATGAGTGTGAGCTTTGATACTATGAATATGGATTCTGTAAATAATGGTATGCAAAATATTACAGATACAGGATCTGAAAATATTGTGACAACTGTTGTTAGTGTTAATGCAGATGCTACAGATCAAAACAATATAGATAGCGTTCAACAAATAGAAAAATCGGAAGCAGATACGATTGCTGATAATATTGTGGCTCAAAATTTAGAAGAGCAAGCTGACCAAGTTGTTGAAGAAAGAGTTGCTAATAATGAGTATGGTGAAGAAGAAAAAATAATTAACTATATAAACTATGTGCCTGGGTTTGATGCTTATCGAACTACTAAATTACCTAACAAAATGGATTGGTATAAAGCTAAAGCTATTTATACTGATAACATAATACTTGATAATGAGTCTGCTTTTATACAAATGTTTGATGCAAATTATCAAAATCTTGTTAAAATAAAATCAACACAACCAAATTTATAATATGGAATGGCTTAAAGGAAAATTAGGACAAATAATCGCAGTGGCTGCTTTGGTTAGTACTATTGCTGGTTTTGGCTATACTGGTGCTGGCTATGTGACTAGACTAGAAGCAGTTGAAAAACGTTCAGGTGTTTCTTACAAAAAAGAATTACAAGCTTTAACAGATACTGATGTAGCCATAGAAAAAGAAATTTTAGTTTTACAAACTCAAATAAAAGCTTTGCAAGACAAAGTTGATACTATACAAAAAAAACAAGACGATAGTAGAAATCCTTTAATATCAATTAATTAACAAGAGGTAGATATGGAAACATTAATAATAATATTAGGTATAGCGGTGCTAGGAATAATCGTTTTAAAAAAGTTTTCACCTAGTAAATACGAACAAATTAAATATAATTTAAAAGACTGGTTTAACAAATAACATGGCTAGAGCAACTGTTGCAGAAATAGATAAACGATTATCAGCACATGAAGCAGCTTGCGAAGTTAGATGGCGTGAAAACTGGCGTAGATTAGAAACAATTGAAACCGAAGTAAAATCAATAAACAAAAGCATTAGAGCTGGGCTAGTTTTTTTTGGTACTCTAATGCTAACTATTACTGGCTTTATGATAAAAACATCACTCTTCTAGCTTATGTAGTTTATTTTTTTTGTGTAAAATAAAAAAATGGCTCTACAAAAAATAACTTTTCAACCTGGAATAAATCGTGAAGGTACTTCATACGATAATGGTAGCAGTTGGTTTGATTGCAACTTAATTCGTTTTCGCATGGGCTTACCTGAAAAATTTGGTGGCTGGCAAAAACTTTTAACTTCTACCTATCAAGGCACAGCTAGGGCCTTGCATAATTTTGTATCTTTAGCTGGGGTTAAATATTTAGGAATAGGCACACATTTAAAATATTACGTAGTTGAGAACAACAATGCCTACAACGATATTACACCGATTAGAAAAACCAGCACCAATTCAATAACTTTTGCTGCCACCAATGGCTCATCAACTTTAACAGTAACAGATGCTTCGCACGGAGCAGTAGTAAATGATTTTGTTACTATTTCTGGAGCAGCTACTTTAGGTGGTTTAATTACAGCTACTGTCCTAAATCAAGAATATCAGATAACAAATATTATTGATGGTAATACTTATAGTATTACCGCTAAAGATACTTCTGGTAGTACGGTTACCGCTAATAGTAGTGATACAGGTAATAGTGGCTCAGGCACAGATGGTTCTTATCAAATAAATACTGGTTTAGATATTGTAGTTAGGTCTACAGGTTGGGGTGCTGGACTTTGGGGCGGTAATACAGATGGTGCTTTGACTACAACTTTAAATGATTCTGGTGGTATCTCTAATTCTGACACCACTATAATATTAACCAGTGCTACTGGCTTTGTAGCTAATGATACTATTTTAATAGGTGAAGAATTAATAACTATCGGGTCAGTTTCTACAAATACTTTGAGCAGTTGTACTCGTGGCGTGCAAGGAACTACAGCAGCAGCACATAGTGATGGTGCCACTGTGCAATTAGTTACAGGCAATGCTGATGCTGCTAATGACTTTAATGGTTGGGGTGTGGCTGCAACTTCTGGAGTAGAAACTTCATTAAATAATTTAAGACTTTGGAGTCATGACAACTACGGTGAAGATTTAATTTTAAATGTTCGAGGTGGTGGTGTTTATCGTTGGGTTGAAAATAATGGTACAGGCAATAGAGCAGTTGAGCTAAGTAGTCAAACAGGCGCAAATCAAGTGCCAACAGTAGGCTTACAAGTTTTAACTTCAGAAACCGATCGACATTTAATTGTTTTTGGCACAGATCCAATTGTTAACGACTCGAGATCTGGCGAGATAGATCCCATGCTTATTGCTTTTAGTGATCAAGAAAACCCATTAGATTTTAGAACCTTAACAACCAATACAGCTGGGTCACTAAGACTATCCTCTGGTTCTAAGATTATTGGTGCAGTAAAAGCCAGACAAGAGATAATTGTTTTTACTGATACTGCCATTTACAGTATGCAATTTATTGGGCCACCATTTACCTTTGGTTTAAATTTAATAAATGAAAACACTGGGCTAATAGGACCTAAAGCAGCGATTACTGCGCCTAGCGGTGTCTTTTTTATGAGTTATGATTCTTTCTATTTATACAATGGCACAGTGCAACAAATACCTTGCACCGTTAGAAACTATGTCTTTAGTGATATCAATCAAGAACAAGGTTTTAAAATACACGGCTTTAGTAACAATAAACATTCTGAAGTAGGTTGGTTCTACCCATCTGCTAGTGCCACTGAAATAGATAGGTATGTAATTTATAATTATCAAGAACAAGTTTGGTATTACGGACAACTGAATAGAACTGCTTGGTTAGATTCTAATATTGAAGAATACCCACAAGCTGTTGGTAGTAACTATCTTTATCAACATGAGTTTGGCTTTGATAATGACGGCGCTGAAATGACCAATGTTTTTATTGAGTCGTCTGATTTTGATTTAGGCGACGGCGATAGTTTTTCTTTTTTAAAAAAAGTTATACCAGATGTAAAATTTTTAGATGATGATGCAGCTTCTAACGTTAATATAGTTACTAAAACTAGAAATTTTCCAGGCGATACGTTGAGTTCTGGGCAAACTTCAACTGTTACACCAAGTACTAAACAAGGCCACATTAGAGCTAGAGGCAGACAAGCAGTAGTACGTTTAGCGTCTAACGATGGCAACAATGGTAATTTAGGTGTAGGTTGGCGTTTAGGGGCAACTCGTTACGATATTCAAGCTGACGGCAGAAGATAATGGCAAAACTATTAGGCACTAGATTACCTATTGCTAATGGTTTGGTAACGCCAGATTTATTCAATCGCTTGGTTAGGTTATTAGAATTAAACTTAGGCGAGTTTGATCCTATCAATACTGAACAATTTACTACGACAGAAAGAGATCAATCTAATTTTAACGCTGGTACTATTATTTTTAATACGACGACTAATTCATTGCAAGTATTTGATGGTGTTGGATTTGCCGATATTAGCGAACCATTTGCTATACTTACTGTTGTTGATAGCAAAGTTAGATTTAGTCCACAAATGACTTCTAGCTTAGGAACTATTAACATTACAATTTCATAGAGGATTAATATGACAAAAGAAACTAAATATGACGTTTATCAACATGGTTATGAAATACCAATTATGACTAATGCTACTTTGGAACAAGCAGAAAGCAAGATGAAAAGAAACCAAGCCTTGGGACGCAAAACATTTATAAAAATAAAAAACAAATAAGTGGCAATCAGTAGAGCACAAATGGCAAAGACGACTAGAAAAAAAGGCAAGATGCCAGCTAGAAATAAAAAGAACTTTCGTGCTACTAAAAAAGGGGCTGGAATGACTAAAGCTGGAGTTAAAGCTTATCGAAAGTTAAATCCAGGATCTAAATTAAAAACAGCAGTAACTGGTAAGGTTAAAAAAGGTAGCAAGGCTGCCAAGCGCCGTAAATCTTTTTGTGCCAGATCCGCTGGACAAATGAAAAAGTTTCCGAAGGCAGCAAAGAATCCTAATTCTAGATTAAGACAAGCACGAAAAAGATGGAGGTGTTAAATGGTAGCTAGAAAGAAAGTAAAAAGAACGGTAAAAAAAGTTACAAAAGCTTTAAAAAAAGCTAGTAACGCACATGCTAAACAAGCTAGAAGCTTGGCCGCTCTTAAATTAAAAAAAGGTGGTAGCGTTAAGAAAAAGAAAAGCGGTGCTAAGCCAACCAATCCAGCTCTGTACTCTAGAGTAAAAGCTGAAGCCAAACGTAAATTTAAAGTTTATCCTTCAGCTTATGCTAATGCTTGGTTGGTTAGAACTTATAAAAAACGTGGCGGTGGTTATAGATCATAAATAATGAAGTTTAATAAATTTTATTATAAGCCACTACCAGATTACTTAACAATAAAGTCTAGCTCCATAGAAGGTTTAGGTATTTTTGCTACTAAAAAAATTAAATCAAATACAGATTTAGGTATGACGCACATAAAAGTTCCAATAATTGCTGGATATATACGTACGCCTCTCGGTGGTTTTGTTAATCATTCAAAAGATTTTAATTGTTGTTTAATAGAAACTTTAGACTGGGATGATTATCGAGCATACAATTTAATTGCTATAAAGGACATAAAGAAAAACGAAGAAATTACATTAAATTATCATATTGAAGAGGAATCAGATGCCTAAACATAGAGATCCTAAAAAAGGCACAGGTAAAAAACCAAAAGGTTCTGGCAGAAGGTTATATACTGACGAAAATCCTAAAGATACCGTTAAGATAAAATTTGCTACACCTGCTGATGCTAGGGCTACGGTAGCGAAAGTTAAAAAGATTAAAAAACCTTTTGCTCGCAAAATACAAATATTAACAGTGGGCGAACAGCGTGCTAAAGTTATGAAAAAAAATGAAGTGGTAAGCATTTTTAAACGTGGCAAACAAGCCATTAGAAATGCTGCTAACAAAAAGGTAAAAAGAAATGGCAAAGCCTAAAGGTGGATTAACAGAATGGTTTGGTAAAGGCCCTAAAGGTGATTGGGTAGATATCGGTGCACCTAAAAAAGATGGCAAGTTTCAAAGCTGTGGTCGAGCCAAAGTCAAAGGTTCAAAAAGAAAATATCCTAAGTGTGTGCCCAGAGCCAAAGCTAACAGCATGACGGCTGCTCAAAGAAAAAGTGCAGTGGCTAGAAAAAGAGCCAAGCCTCAAGGCGTTGGTGGTAAACCAACCAATGTAAAAACAATTGTCAAAAAAAAAGATGGCGGTATTGTTACGCGCTTAAACAAAGGTTGTGGCGCAGTTATGTCAAATCGCAGAAAAAGAACCAGTTACTCGTGAACGATTGGGACGAAAATACCAAACTCAGTAAAAACTTTACAGTTCGTGAGTTTGTTAAAAGTCAAACTGCTAAACGCAAAGAAATAGATAATTCTATTCAAGATGAAAAAATACTTAATAATTTAATTAACCTTTGTGAAAATGTGGTGCAACCAATTAGAGATCACTACAAAATTGCTTTTAGTCCTAATAGCGGTTATAGATCCCCAGAACTAAACAAAGCCATAGGTGGCTCAGCAAAAAGTCAACATTGTTTAGGACAAGCAGTAGATATAGAAATACCAACTGTTGATAACGAAAGTTTGTTTAACTACATTATAGAAAATTTAGAGTACGATCAGATTATTTTAGAATATTACGATGGCGTTAGTCCTAATAGCGGTTGGGTGCATGTCTCTTATGCAAACCCAAAAGATAATAGGAATATAGCCATGACTTTTGATGGAAGTACATATAGAATAGTATGAACAACATCCC